AAGTTGGATAGTTCAAACAACTACACCATTATTTACACCAGACCAATGCAGACAGATTATTGCATCAGGTAGAGCACAAAAACCACAACAAGCACAAGTTGGTATGGGTAAACCAGGTGGTGGCACAGATACTAAGAAAAGAGTAACTACAATTAGTTGGATACCATTTAAAGAAATGGGACATATGTATCGTGATCTTAATAACTTTATACAAAAAGCAAATGAAAATCATTTTGGTTTTGGAGATATACAGGTAACAGAAAATGCACAGTTTACAGAATATCCAGAAGGAGGATTCTATGATTGGCATATGGACTGTGATGTAAACATGCAACACGAACCACCTGTAAGAAAAATATCAATGACATTATTACTTAATGATCCATCAGAGTTTGAAGGTGGTGATTTAGAACTAATGGCACCAGGTAAATTTGCAGAACTTAAACAAGGTCATGCAATTATATTTGCATCATTTTTAAATCACAGAGTTAATCCAGTAACTAAAGGAATGAGACAATCTTTAGTTTGTTGGTTTGGAGGAAAACCATTTAGATGATTAAGGAACAATTTTTTCCAACAACTGTATACGGTAAAGATATAAAACTCAATAACCAAGAGCTAGCGAATTATATTGTAAACTGGAGTAGACAAGATCAAGGTGTAAAGAAAACAAATATGAATGGTTGGCATTCAACAACCGATATGCATTTAAAACCAGAGTATCAACAACTAGTTCAAGAATTATATAAAATGCAAGAAGAGATATATCAGGAAGAGTGGTTAGATAGACAACCAAAGTTAGGTAATATGTGGGCTAACATAAATTATCCTGGCGGATACAATAGACCACACGTGCATCCTAATTGTTTATTTAGTGGTGTGTATTATGTAAAAGGTAATAAAGATTCAGGGACTCTTGCGATCAATGATCCAAGACCAGGAATACAAACAATGATGCCTGCAAGAAAACCAGGTAAACCTCCAAAACATTTATGGAGAGAAGCACATTTAGAACCCATACCAGGAAGAATAATAATGTTTCCCGCTTGGTTATGGCATTGTGTTGAACCCAACAAAACAAATGATATAAGAATATCAGTTTCATTTAATTTTATACAAGATGGCTTTCAATAAATATCAAGTAATCAAAGGTGCGCTTAATTACGAGTTAGCTAACTTTATATTCAATTATTTTTTACTTAAACGTGATGCAGTTAAATTTATGTACGACAATAACATAACTTATGATACAGGTATGTTTGGAACATGGACAGATCAACAAGTTCCTAATACCTATTCTCATTATGGAGATCAAGTTATGGAAACATTATTGGTTAAGATGTTACCAGTAATGGCTAAAGAAACAGGACTTGATTTAGTACCAACATATTCATATGCAAGAATATACAAACAAGGAGATATATTAAGAAGACATAAAGATAGACCCTCTTGTGAGATATCTACTACTTTAAATCTAGGTGGTGATCCTTGGCCAATATTTATTGATGGTACTGGTGCAGATTCAGTTATTGATGAATACAAAAATATACACAAACCAAACGCTCCAGAGGGTACTAAAGTCTTGCTTGAAGTAGGTGATATGTTAGTATATAGTGGTTGCGAACTCGAACATTGGCGAGAGCCATTTGAAGGTCAGGTTTGTGGTCAAGTATTCTTACACTATAACCACAGAAATGGTCCGTTCGCCGAGAAAAATAAATTTGATAAACGACCATTATTGGGTATTCCACCAATAAGGAATATGTAATAGAATGAGGTTATATGTTACAAAAAATAGGATTCCAACCAGGGTTCAACAAACAAATTACAGAAACCACAGCCGAAGGACAATGGGTTGGTGGAGATAATGTACGTTTTAGATATGGTACACCTGAGAAGATAGGTGGTTGGTCACAGTTAGGTGAGTCTAAACTTACAGGAGCTGCAAGAGCTTTACATCATTTAGTTAACAGGTCTGGTAATAAGTTTGCAATCATAGGAACAAGCAGAATTTTATACGCTTACACAGGTGGTATATTTTATGACATTCACCCTATTAAAACTACAACAACATTAACTAATGCATTTAGTACAACGAATGGTTCACCGACGGTCACAATAACATTTAGCACGGACCACGGAATACAAGAAAATGATATTATTCTTTTAGATAATTTTACAGCTATTACAAACTCTGATTATACGGCTACAGATTTTGATGATAAAAAATTTATGGTAACCTCTGTTCCAACAGGAACAACTTTAACTATTACAATGCCTTCTAATGAAACAGGATCAGGTGCAACTTTATCTGGTGGTATTAGAGTTCAACATTATTATCCAGTAGGACCCGCAGAACAATTACCTGGCTTTGGTTGGGGATTAGCTGCGTATGGTGGTACTGTATCAGGTGAAGCGACAACAACTTTAGTAAATTCTATTAACGCAGTTCAAACAACAGCAATTGAATTAACTGATGCATCACAGTTTCCAACTTCAGGTACAAACTTTGTACAAATAGGAACAGAAGAAATATCTTATACAGGTATTACATCAAATGTTTTAACAGGTGTTACAAGAGGTGTAAGAAATACAACCGCTGCAACCCATAATGCTGGAGACACAGTTACAAATACATCTGATTATATTGCATGGGGTGAAGCAGCGTCTGGTGACTTAGTTATTGATCCAGGTTTATGGTCTATTGATAACTTTGGAGATAAAGTAATTGCACTAATTCACAACGCACAAGTATTTGAATGGGACTCTAATGCAACAAACGCTGTAACAAATAGAGCAACTATTATTTCAGGTGCACCAACAGCATCACGTGATATGTTAGTATCTACTCCTGATAGACACTTAGTATTCTTTGGAACAGAATTAACTATTGGTGATCCAACAACTCAAGATGAAATGTTTATAAGATTTTCTAACCAAGAAGATATCAATACTTATCAACCAACAGCTGTTAACACTGCTGGTACACAAAGACTTGCAGATGGGTCTAAAATTGTAGGTGCAGTTAGAGGTAGAGATGCAATCTACGTTTGGACAGATACGTCTTTATTTACTATGAGATTTATCGGTCAACCATTTACATTTGGTTTCCAACAAGTAGGAACGAACTGCGGATTGATTGGACAAAACGCTGCATTAGAAGTTGATGGTGCTGCGTATTGGTTTTCAGAAAATGGTTTCTTTAAATACTCTGGTAACCTAGAGACTATGATTTGTTTAGTAGAAGACTTTGTTTTTGATGATTTAAACACAACAGCTAACCAACTAATTAATGTTGGATTAAATAATTTGTTTGGTGAGATTACTTGGTTCTATTGTACAGAAAGTTCAACTGTTATTAATAGATGTGTAACTTATAATTATCTTGACTCACGTCCTAATAGACCTGTTTGGACAACAGGAAGCTTGGCCCGTGGATCATGGCAAGACTCTTCTGTGTTTGGTTTACCTCATGCAACATATTTCAATGCGAATGACAATGCATCATTTGATGTAGTGGGTAATACTGAAGGAAGCACCATATACTTTGAACATGAAAAAGGAACCGATGAAGCATTAGCGACTGGTGTAAATACAATTACATCTAACATTGAATCTGGGGACTTTGATATTACTCAAAGAGTTGTTGGTAGTCAAATGACTGGTATTGCCGACTTTCAAGGAGATGGTGAGTATATTATGAAGATTAGAAGATTTATCCCTGACTTTTTATCTCAAACAGGAAATACCCAAGTTACTTTACAACTTAGAAATTATCCAAATAGTTCACAAGCAAGTTCACCTCTTGGTCCATTTACAATAACAAGTTCTACTGAGAAAGTAGACACTCGTGCAAGAGCTCGAGCAGTATCATTAAAAGTAGCTAATACAGCAGCTAATCAAAGTTGGAAACTAGGTACATTTAGATTAGACACACAACCAGATGGACGTAGATAATGGCTAAAGTAACAGTAGTATTTACAAGACCTAATAAAGAATATAGACAGCAAGATGCTGATTCTTTAATTAGAGATTTAGATGGATTGATTGAAAAATTAAATTCTACGTTTCAACAAGATTTAAAAGATGAACTTGAACGAAAAGAACTATTTATGAATAGGTATGGTTGCTAATGAGTTCATGTAATAATGTAAATCCAATAACAGGTGGCAGCACAGTTGGTGACATACCTTTTTATTTAGCTGTTCAACAAGGTAAAGTTCCTGGTTATACAATGGTTAATAAGTTTGGATATAATCCTAGTATTGGTTCATTAGCTTTTGAAACTATCTGGGAAACAGGAAATAACTATCCTTGGCAATCTTCAGCTGTTACTGTTGATGTTGTAAGTGATGATGCTAATGATGATGTAGCAGGAACTGGTGCTAGAACTTTGAAGATACAAGGGTTGGATGGTTCTTATAATTTAGCTGAAGAGACTGTTGATATGGATGGGACAACCACAGTTACAACTACTCAAACTTTTTTAAGAGTATTTAGAATGTCTGTTGAGACTGCTGGAACATCTGGAAACAATGAAGGTAATATTACTGTAACCTATACAGGTGGATCAGATGTTGCTGCAACTATATCGGAAGGTAATGGACAAACACTAATGACATTATATACAATACCTGCAGG